GCTTCTTTTATGGGCATGTTTGATGACCTTCCCGCGCCATTCATGGTGTCTGCGATCAAGGTGTGGCCTTGCGCCAGTCGGCCTGGTTTTCAATGGTTCATTGCTTGGGAAGGACGCCCGTACTACTTCCGCAGTCGCAACGATGCCATCCTGTTTGCGAAAGACCGCTGCTCTGTCGAAGATCACGAAGGCTTATGCGACTGATAGGCGAGCAGAGGTGTGGTGCTAGAATGGCGAGCGCCTTTCAAGCTGGCCCATGCCATCGTTTTCTCTTTACAATGCAGACTGCTTAGCCCATTTGCGCACGTTGGAAAATTGCTCCATTCATTCCATCGTTACTGATCCGCCCTATGGGATTAGCTTCATGGGGAAGAAGTGGGACTATGACGTGCCCAGCGTGGACATTTGGAAAGAGTGTTTGAGAGTGTTAAAGCCTGGTGGACACTTACTTGCTTTTGCTGGCACCCGCACTCAGCACCGAATGGCAGCGAACATTGAAGATGCAGGATTTGACATTCGTGATCTTGTGATGTGGCATTACGGAAGTGGTTTTCCGAAAAGTCACAATTTGAGCAAGGCTATTGATAAAGCGGCTGGTGCTGAGGGCGGGCGCGGGCCGATGAAGCGCGGCGGCGAACGACTAGCGCGGCTTGAGAATGGCAAGCGTGATGGCGAAGGGCGCTGGGGGGACGAATCAGGGCGCGATCCTTACACCTACCTGCCCGCCACCCCCGAGGCTCAACAATGGGAAGGCTGGGGCACTGCACTAAAACCAGCCACCGAAATTGTGACCATGGCCCGCAAGCCGCTGGAGGGCACCGTGGCTGCGAACGTGCTGCAGCACGGCACCGGGGCGCTGAATGTGGATGGGTGCAGGGTGGGGACCGGTGAAGCGAGGCCCCATCTGGAGCTTGACGCCAAGCCAACCGTCAACAACGCCTACGCGGGCCGCATGGGTGAGGCGTCGCTGGCTGGCGGCAGTAAAGCTGTAGGCACGACCACTCAGGGCCGCTGGCCCGCGAACCTGATCTTGACTTATCCCGAAGACGAATATAAACTAAAGGACAACATTACACCTCAGCAGCTTGCCAAACTGGCGGAGTGGATGAATGAGAACGCCTAATTGCGAGTGCTGCATTTGTGGTAAGCCTCTGTATCGCCGGCCTTGCGAACTGGCCAAGGTGCGGCACGTCGCCTGCATGGCGCATCGTGGAATGGCGCAAGCCAAGTCAGGGCTGACCGATGCTCAACGCGCTGGGTTGGCGCTTGGCTCAGTTCCAGGCACAAACCACCGCGCCGGATACCTTCACCGCGACGAATCGAAACGCAAAGCATCCGAGTCGCACAGGGCATGGTGCGCCGCAAATCCTGACAAGGTAAAAGCGCGAGGGGAGAAAACGCGAGGCGACAAGCACTACCATTGGAAAGGTGGTGTATCCCGTCTTAATGCAGCAATTCGCCGCCTCACTGAAAACCGTAAGTGGATGGAAGCTGTCAGACAAAGAGACGGTAAGTGTCTGATCTGCGGTAGCGTTGAAAACCTAGAGTCGCATCACATCACGCCATTGGCTGATCTTGTGCGGGCCAACGGCATCACCAATCGAGATCAAGCGCGGGATTGCTCAGCTCTATGGGATCTCGACAACGGCATGGCTGTATGCCGGCCATGCCATTACAACATTCACGGAAGGACTTATGCGGATTGATGAGGCCACGTACAAAGCAATGCCTCCCGAGCTGCGGGCATTGTTTATCAAGCTACCAAACCCCGGCAGCGACGAGGTGGTGGGGTTGTTTCCGGCTGATGCTGGAGGCGGCTACGGCAAGCGCGGCGCAGCGCGGCAGATGGACGGCTGGGGCATGGGCGGCAACAACGAAACCGTTGGCTTTGGTGACACCGGCAGCGCCGCCCGCTTCTTCTATTGCCCCAAAGTGAGCAAGCGCGAGCGCGGCAAAGGTAACAACCATCCAACAGTGAAGCCCATCGCCCTTATGGCCTATCTCTGTCGTCTTGTCACGCTTCCTGGCGGCGTTATCCTCGATCCGTTCATGGGCAGTGGCTCTACCGGCATTGCAGCACTTCAGGAAGGCTTTAGCTTCATCGGGATAGAGCGTGAAGCTGAGTACGTTGAGATTGCTAAGTCTCGCATTGAGAATGCCTTGAGACAGGGCTAAGGCACGCTAGGCTTGCCCTGTTGATTCTCGGCTCCCAGAAGGGAGCCTTTGTCGTCTTATGAAGCTCAAGGAAAAAGCAAGGTTTGAAAAGATTGCTCGCACTGGCAGGGTGCAAGACTGGCTCGACTCTCCTGAGGGTCGCCTTGCGGTGAGCTGTACCACGTTCGTCGTGGAAGATTCAATGGAAGGGCCTGATGGTATTGAGGCTTCTTGGCAATTTACCTCCCATGCACTGCGCAACGCGGCTGGTGCGTCAATCCATCTTTCAAAGCTACGCCCCAAGGGGGAAAGCAACGACAAGGGCTTGATTGCTAGTGGTCCCGTAAGTTTTGCTGGTATCTACAGCAAACTGAACGAAGTGCTGCGTCGTGGCGGCGTTTTCAAAAATGGCGCCGTTACTCTCCACCTTGATTACGACCATCCTGACATTTTGGGAAAAATAATCAATGGTCGATATGAGCCAGGCTTTCTTGATGCGCCTCGTACTGAGCTGCCATGGGTAAAAAGATGCGTTGATGTAGACGAAAACTTCCTTGACAAAATCAGCCCAGAAGTGCTTAATGCTCTTTTGAAGGGCATTAGCTCTGGCGACATTTGGCTCAACAAGATTCGCTATAACGCAAAAGGCGAGCGTATCTACGCCAATGTTTGTCTTGAAGTGTATCTTCCGCATCGCGGCACTTGCCTGCTCCAGCACGTAAATCTTGGCGCTTGTTCTATTGATGATCTTGAAGGCACCTTTGTTGAAGGCATGGAGCAGCTTTGTGCCCTCCATCCTAATACTGGCGTGGGCGACACTGGCGAATACCTACCTCCTTCCATTGACAAGCAAGTGGGCCTTGGCATCCTTGGCCTCGCAAACTTCCTGGTTATTCATGGTATTTCCTATCGGGACTTCGGAGAAGCCCTTGAAGCATTCCTGATAGACGATCCCCATCCTTGGTGCCACTATTGGTGCAACACTGTCGCAGGAAAGGCCGTGTACGCCTTGGACAAGGGCATGAAAGCCGCTGCTGAAGTGGCACGCGCTCATGGCATGGAACGCGCCTTTTGCATTGCCCCCACGGCCTCCTGCTCCTACCGCTACCTCGATTCCAAAGGCTTTACTACTGCCCCTGAAATTGCCCCTCCCATTGGCCGCCTCGTTGATCGTGACTCTGGCACTTTCGGTGTGGAGAGCTTTGACTATGGCGATGTAGAGATTGCCGCAGAAGTCGGCTGGGACACCTTCTTTAGGGTGGCAAATGGCATTGTCAAGCTATATCAGAACACGGGATTGTTCCATGGATATTCTATGAATAGCTGGGGAGATTTAGTTTCCTATGACCGTGACTTCCTCAATGCTTGGCTAGAATCGCCTCAGACAAGCCTCTACTACTCCCTGCAAGTCATGCCTGACATGCAGCGGAAAGATGATGCCTATGCCGCACTGGATGATGATTTCAAGAGCATGTTTGGTTTTGACGAAGAAGCTCCTGAACAGTCTGCAGCCTGTGATCTAAGCGCAGGGTTTTGCTCCAGTTGCGCCGAATAGCGCCTCTCTGCCATTGCAATTCTTCCACGGGCCGTTCGCGGCCCTTTATTTTCTGCACGAACCATGATCGCCACCATTGAAAACAGCCCCTATCTGAATGTCCTATCCAAGAAGCGTGCATGGCAGCCAGTGGCCGTTGCCAAAGGGCAAGTGACAGAAGGCGCCGAAAGCACTCTGCTCAAAGCCCTGGCACTGCGCCACCTTGAGATTCCCGTGAAAGAACTGCTTGAGGAAGGCATGAAGCGGGAACTACCCAGCACGCCTGGCCTTGTCGAGACACTGCGCTCCAACCAGGATGACGAAGATCGTCACCTAGAGGCTCTTGACTATGTGGCCGCTGCCCATGGCACCAACGAAAAAGCAGAGCGTGAAGTGCTCAGCATCCTGAAGGCGTGGAACGAGCACCCTGCCCACCCAATCCTCAAGGCAGGGATCATGGAGCGTTCTATCTTCTTTGTGGCGCTTCCATTTTTCCGGCAGACGGGCGACGTGGGTATGCGCACCGTCTCGCAAGACATCTCAAGGGATGAGCGGGTTCATACAGTGGTGAATGCCATGGTGAGTAAGGAGCTAGGCGAGGAAGAAAGCCAAAGCCTTGACAAACTTCGCGCCGCCACTGTCGCATGGTTGTTCAATGATCTTGGCACTTCCCCTAACCAGTGGCTGAACAAAGACTTTTGGCT